ATAATGAGTGCTAGGATTTTGGACATAATAGCGATTATAATAATGAAAATCGCCCTCCTTCAAGGCCCCAGTTGATCCCTCATAAGGCAAGCCTACGCTGGCATCAGTTGAGAATATAATTTCATCGCCGGCAGAAAGACCGTGATTTGGAATCTGTATTTGCATTATATAGTTCGGTGGGCCAGTCCAGATTACAATACAATCTCGAACCTTCTTTACCGCTCCATAATCCGTCCTATCCATTCTTAAATAAACAACGGGATTACGATCTTCAACTTGCTTTCGATAAGTATGACTTGAACTATGAACTTTGATATTATTCAAAGAACGAAGATCAGACATATGTGCAATCACCTTAGGCCGCACAATCTGTGTATCTGCGCTCAGACTTTCTTTCAGTTCATCTGAAATAGGTATCATGACTCTTCAAACTCCACAGATAGTTCCCAAATAAAATTGCCGGACTGAGGATCTCTCCTTACAAGAGTCTCCTGATAGGAGTTTACAAATACAGTAAATTCTTCCCATTTTCCATTTTGATAGAAAAATCTGAGAGTGTGTGAGCCCTCGGTGTCGCCAAAAAGACTGAGCATTGTTGCTCGAGATGCATATCCGTCAATATTGCAAAGATCGTCATCTGCTAAATAAGTCCAGCTCGTAGAGAATGTATGCTTCACGGCTTTTGTATAGCGCTTTCTTGTGCCATTTGCAAGCTCATTAGATACATATCTCTCATCGCGTGAACGCTGAATTGGCGCCCGCCCCTGATCGGTAAGGGGGACATTATCAATCCATATCGCTGCGGGGAAGAATAAAGTGCTACCTGAAGTCATCGTAACCTATACCTGTCATTATAAGATGATACCACTCTTTTCTGCTGCCCTTCAATCTTTCTTTGGCGGGGAACAGTTTTCATGTTATATTTATTGGCCATTTCAGCAAACCATTGCTCTTCACCAATGAAGGTATCAACTGAGATATATACATCCCCGCCCATTCCAGAGGCATATTCAACAGACTCCGAGGCCGCCCCGGCACTCGTGAACATCCCGCCAGCGGCTGCCTTGATCGCAGCCCCTGACGCCATCTTCACGCCAAGCTTTGAGGCAGCGGCTGCGAGGTAGCCCAAGTTTGATGCACGATACTTTGGATCGGTGGTAATGACGTATTCATCAAATCCGCCTTCGCCAATTTGAGCAATTACACCATCCTTCTTTGCCTTAACAAGACCGCCCTCGGCATACCCTAAGGCTGCTGCGGCGTTACCGAAGGCAGTTGCCTTTATTCTTGCAAAAATTCTCCTGAACGGACTTGTATCCGGATCATCAGCAAGTTGATTATTTGTTTCAGAGATCAATCTATACAGTCTTCCAAGAGTTGCCTTTGCGCTATCATCATCAACTGATACTGGTATTAGAACTTGCTGTCCATTGACAACTGATGCTTGATATCCAAGACCCTTAATTCTTTGCTCATATTTTGATGCTTCTTCTGTTCCTGGTTTAATACCCTTTGATATCATCTCTTGAAAAACACCCTGAGCAAGTTGATAAGATACTGTACTCGCTCTCATTACGCTATTAGCATTTTGTATTTGAATTTGAGTGATTTTTCCTGATTCATCCTTAATGGCATTAGCAGTTTCTCCAAATTGATTTACCATACCATTCTGTGTTACAGTCCATTTGTTGCCAAATTCATCCGTTAAATAGGAGAGGGTATTAGTAGCTTGATCCCAAACTTCATTAATTTTCTTCGCCTCTCTTGTGCCCATATTGCCGACATTCTTAAAAGAATCAACAGAGCTTCTAGTAAAATCAATATTATTATTTTTCATAATAGTACTAGCATTTGTCCAAGCATCTGCTATTTTTTTTGCCATAACTAGATTATTACTTTTAAGACCTTGCTCTTTTCCATATAAAGCAATACTTCTTTCCTTAATAGAATTAGACTCTTTTTCTGATATAAGAACTTTTTGATACTCCGCTTCCATCTTCTTATAATGCTCAGAGCCCGGCATGGTTTTGCCACGCTCAGCCTCTGGCACGCCGGCCGCGGCTTCAGCGCTCTTGATATACTCAGACTTCTTCTCAGGAGTCATTTTATCCCAGCCCTCTGGCTGCTTATAGCCAAGCAAGAATCCTTGAGCATCCGAAACACTTATGCCACCACCGGGAGGAATTGCAGGTGCCTGCGCTCCTGCTCCTGCTCCGCTAGACCCGCCTCCAGCCTTTGCAAGACCAGCCTTCAATATTCTAACCACCTCCGGCTCAGCAAACGCTGCAACCCATTGCAGTAGAGGATTATTCTCAGAACGATTAAATTCATTAATAACTGCCTTATTTGCATCTCTAAGAGCATCACCCATTCTTTTCATAGCACCAGTCGCATACTCAGGCCAAGTTGCACCATTTGCCTGAAGCACTCCGTTAATCTGATCCATCATCGACTGGAACTGATCGACAGTGACAGGAGTCATCTTATAAAGTTCATCAAGATAATCTTCAAAAGCTTGTTTTTGAATATCAAGCCGCTCTTTTGCAGCATCTTTCTCAATGTTAATTTGATCTTTGGCAAGTTCCCTAGAATCTTTCAAAAGATCTCGAGATCGATCTTGTTCTAAGTTTGTAAGATCTTTATTATATGATGTTTTATCTGATTTTTCCTTGAGATCAAGCATTCTTGCATCATCATATCTACCTTCATATACAGCAAGAGCTTTATTTTTCAGATAATTTTGAATATCAATGCTTCGTCTTGCAAGCAGCTCTCTTTTATTAGACAAATATTCTTCGGTCTTATAGAGTTTTTCTTCTGCCTTCTCTTGATCTTCAATCGCTTTTATTCTGTCATCATAAACTTTAAGAGCAGCTTCCTGCGCCTTCTCAAGAGCATCAGTAGCACTTTTCCGCAGCTTCTCAAGTTGCTTATCAATTTGCTCAACAACTTTAGAAATCCATTCTTTAACCCAGCTTTCACCATCTGCGGCGTCCCCGGCTCCTCCGTTAATTGCATCGCCAAGAGTTTCTCCAAGATCCTTGCCGGCGTCCTGTGCTTTTATCTTTGCCGGCCCAGTGTTCCCGGGTCCAAAAATACCTCCAAGTCCAGACCTAAATGTTTCGTCAAGGAATGGCGTGAATCCACGATCAGAGAATCCTTCAACTGCATCCTGAGCATCCTTCAATCCATCTTTCCAACTCTGTGGAACAATGGGTATCCAATCTATAGCTGATCTTAGAAGACCTATTATTGTAGATAATGCTTGCGCTATTGCTTTGGCAACAACATCAAATGCCATAATAACAGGTCTTGCCCATTCGTAAACAATTCCTAAGGCATACATAAAAGCATCTGCCCATTGGCCCTTAAATAGTGCAGAAATAAGTCCTACAACATCTTTAATAATATATGCTGTTCTTTCAAAAACAGGCCATAAAAATTCTATTGTTGATCCGACGAAGTCGATGATAATTGCAACTGCATTAAATGTTTGAGAAATAATCTCCCCAACGCCCTCAAAAGCGCTTGCAGCTGACTCACCTTCTTTTGCTCCAGAGCCAAGTTGACCAAAAATATTCATCATCTTATCGAAGACACCGGCAAAAGTTTCCTTCAGACGATCAAAAGCAGCCTTAATCGCGTCAATACCAGGCTGGATTTTAGCCATAACTGCTTCCCAATTAGTCTTCATACCCTTAAACATCATGACGACAAATGCAATCAAACCAGCAACAACGGTAAGAATGAGAGTTACTTTATTAAACTTTAAAAATAGACTAATAACATTTCCAAGTGGGCCGCCCATAAGATTTAATTTGCCAGTAAAAATACCAAAAACTTGGCCTAACTTACCAAAAATTTTGCCAACTCCACCTAGATTCGACATAGCAGCAGCTCCGGCCGCACCAGACAGCGCTCCAGATTTACCCTTTCCAAAAGCGCCGAACGTAGCAGACCCGGCTGAAATTACACCCTGCCCAACCGCCGACATTTTTGCGGCTTTCGCCATAGCAATAATTTTCCCCTTAGCAAAATCAGCAGCTTTTCCAACAGGCTTAAAGAAAGATTTATCAGCAAAAGAATACAAACTAGCAAATTGAGCTCCTACCCCACCAGCTTTTGAGCCAAATCCCATTCTAGTCATTAATGGAATTGTAGGTTGATTCTGAGCACTTCTAATAATATCATTGTACTGCGATGTCATAGTTGCAGTCATAGCGCGAGCTCGAGCTTTTTCTGCTCGAAGCTCATTATATCTACGCAAATCTGCCTGATTTTTTGCAGCATTAGCCCGAACTTTTTCTGCAGCTCTACTTCTAGAAAGATGCTCTTCAAGATACGCATCTACCTCCTGTTTAGCTACAAACTTTCCATTCTTTCTATACTGCGCTCCTGCTCTAGCTCCAGTAGCCTCATAGCCCCCGCTTTTGAGAATCCTCTTCTTCTCATCTTCCATCTTCTTTCGGGCTTCCTGCACTTTTTGAAGAGGAGTTTTAAAAGCATCTGCATTTTGCTGGGCAGCTCTTTGTGTAGCAATGGTCTGAGCATTCATCGCCGCTGTATTTGCGTTATGAGAAGCCGACTCTACCGCCTCTGCCGCCGCGACTCTCGCTGAAGCAGTCTCAAGTGCGTTTTTCGCAGAAGTAAGTGCGCCAGTCGCAGTTGTCTCTGGAGCCATAGATGATGCCGCTCCGGCGCCTCCCGCTGCTTTTACAGCCTTCTCGGCTGCAGTTGGAATTCCAAGTTTTACTCTAAATCTATCTGCAAACTTTTGTAAACCAACAAAACGCGAGCCAATCTGCGCAACATCACGACGACCAAGTGCTGCCATCGACCTAGCCATGCCTTCTGTGATATCAACCATTTTAGGAAGAACTGCAGATGCCATTCTTCCCATTGAAGCCATAGCGTGAGTAGCCTGAGCAGACATATATGCCAAAGGACCTAAGACAGCAAGAAATCCGGCGGCTCCAATGATAGCTATTTGAATTCCTGATGGGAGATTTGTAAATGCATCAAGAAGAGACGTAAGTTTTTCCCCAACAGCCAGCAGTGCCGGCGCCACAGTGGCTCCAAGCTGAACTTTGAAATCATCAAAAGCTGATTTTAATTTTTTCAGACCAATTGTAGGATCTTTCTTAATTTCCTCAAGGGCCTTGTTGTATCTTTCTAGAGGCCCAGTCGCTCCCTTAACGCCAAACCCGGCAGCAACAAGGCCGCGAGCATAATCGGAAGTTAGATTTGCAGCATCTAATGTCCCCGCTGAAAATCGTTCCAACTCTTTTCGACCAATATTTACATCTTGGAAGAATGACTTCATTCTAGCGCTTTGACGAAGACCGAAAAGTTCCCCTAATGCCTTCGAAGCAGCCTCTGCGCTCATCCCTTCTTCAAGATTTTTGGCCATAGCCATAATCTCAACATCAGCCTTCTTAATATTTCCAGAAGCATCAAAAAACGAAAAGCCCATCTTATCAATAAGCTCTTGAGAATCTTTAGTCGGAGAAACAAGTCTCTGCAAAGCGAACTTCAGGCCGTGAGCGGCTTCAGTCGCAGGAATACCACGCTTATACATACCCGCCAAAGAAGCTGCGACACCAGCAGCGCTGAATCCCATCTGAGCCATAACAGGCGCAACTTCAGGGAAAGCCTGCGCAAGATCTTGAAGCTGCAGTGAAGTCTCATCGGCAACAGCACTCATCTGCGCCATAAGATCTCTAGTATTAGCAAGACCCTCTGCATTCGTTTTGCCCTCAGCAAAAATGGCATTCATCGTTCTGAAGAACTGCATGGCGGTTGATGTATCGACATCACCAACAAGTGCAACTTCAGATACAGCCTTTGCAAAAGCCTTAATATCATCTTCGCCATCAACACCAAGAGCAGCAACGTCCTTGAAAAGCGCTGTCGCAGACTTACGGCTTACACCAAACTCTCGTGACATCTTCCTAATGCCATCAGCCCCATTTACAAGAGAGTCATAAAAAGCGTTAGCATCATTGGTTGCAGCGCCAAACTCAGTAACCTTTTTTAACTGAATCATCTCAGACTGAACAGCCATAAACGAGCGGACAGCCATAGTTCCGAATCCAACGACCGGAACTGTGATACCTTCAATCATTTGGCGACCAATCCACTGCTGATCCTTAGCAGCAGACTGAAGACTTTGAGTTACACTGGCTATATCTTTTCGCAGTGAAGCAAGTTGTATTTTAAATTTCTCGCCTCTCGTCAAGGCTGGCATAAAGGCAATAGATCCGGCATCATGAACTGCTCTAATACTTGCTTGCGTAGCAATACCAGCAGTCGTAGTTGATTTCAAACTTTCAGCAAGATTTCGCTGATTACGCACCAGCATTTGCATGGACTTGGCTCCGCCCATTACAGGCGTGCCAATTGCCTCCATGCGTTCCTGATATTTCTTAACGGCCTCTTTGTCGGACTTATCACCGATAAATCCTATGCCCCTAGCTTCTTGGCCTTTTCTAACTTCGGCATTTAGTGCCTTAACTTTATTAGCTAAGCTATCAATGGCTTTTTCTGATGAGGAAGAACCAGATGTTACTGATCTAGATAATTTATCAAATTCTCTTACAACAGAAGCAAATTGCCTTCCGAGTACGTCTGTGTTTAGCCCGCTTCTAAGCTGCTTATCAATAGCAGATAATTGATCTCCAAGCCTTTTTAGCGCATCAATGCTCTCTTTGATGCCAGCAGTCGATGCCTGAATGGGTATATTAACTACTGTATTTTGTCCAGAAGAACCTGCGGCCATATCTCACACTCACTTAACCCTCACGGATTACTGCTCACCCTCAATTATAGAATAACCAAGATTTATAGGCAACTTATGAACTTCATCTTCACCAAATGCCGGCGTAACCTCTCCCCCGACCTTGGGATCAACCAAAGCGGAAGGCAGATATGATCTATCTTTTTCGACACTAGTATCAGAATCAGAATATACATACTGAATAGCAGATTCAACATCATCAGAGCCTCCTCCCCAAGCAGCAGCCATAGCTTTCATGGCGCGAGACTGCCGCTCAACGGTAGCCTCATAAAGCACAATCAGCTCGTCAAGCGACAGAGATTCTTCGAGATGAGGGAAATTAACCCATGCCCCACATTCGCAGAATACTTCTTGTTCCAAAATTGTCAGGGGGATTTCATCAAAGGTGACATCTTCGTCACCTCCCCCGCCTACTCGTTTGGGTCAGTCCCCATCGCAGCCGCAATGAGCTGATTGAAAGACTTAATATCAAGAAGATCCTCAACGAGATCCGCATCGGAAGCGATCTCCGGCTCAATAGCCTCAAGAATAATTGAAGCAGCCTCAACCATGAGATCCACGGACTTGTCGTCGTCCTCAGAAATTTCCATATCCTTCATCACCTTGTTGAGCTTGCGGAGCTGACGTAGCGAAACCGGATAGATGGTTCGGGTCTTGTCAGCGAATGCAATCTCAACGCCGGGGCGGATATTATTTACTTTTGCCATAAAACACACTCCTAATAAGGTCAATGGATATTATATCACAAAGAGGGGCAGATTGCTCTGCCCCTCTCAATGTGAATGTGTTTTTGACCCTATCAGATCTGATCGACAATGGTGCCGTATTCCTGACCCGTGTTTGACGGATCGGGAAGAATACGGAAATCGACGGGGTATGCTGCATTCTCGGCTCGCTTCAGCATATGTGAGCTTGAGCTATACTGAATGACTCGTCCACAGCTGTAAGTCCGGGTCTTAGTGGTCGTGCCGCTAGTTCCCGGAGCGTTTCCGACGAGAGTAATTGCACGCTCTACCGGATATACCGACTGAATACCCATGCGAAGAGTCTTGTCTGAGACACCATACGAGATCTCTGACTCAGCGCCAGTGGTCTGCAGGTTCCAAGAGTAAGCAAGGTTCTCAAGGGTTGCCTCAGCAAGCTTCGTCTTAATCGAAACCTTAATCTTCGATACGATAACGCGAGCGGCGTCACCGAACTGATCGATTTCGATGTCAACCATGTCTGGCTCCCAAGCGATCTCAGCGCCATCCTGCGTGGCTCCAATATCGGCAACAGTTCCAAGAGTTGCCCCGATCGAAAGAATGCCTTCACCAGTGATGATATTCGAAAAAGTTACTGCCATTTTATCCTCCTATTCCAATATAAATAGTTTCTTACCTTTTTTAGTTTTTCTCTTAGCAATTTTCATTGCATGATCAAACTCAACTTCGTCCGAACGGCTACCGATCCCCTTGGATTTTTGCCATTCAAACTCATAGACCTTATTTTTAATTCTCACAATCTTGCCAGAGCCTTTACCTATATAAGTTATTGCTCTATACACAGAATATCTCCGATCTACTTATAAAGCAATCAGACATCGAGAAAACCCACCTCAAACGACCTGACAATGCTTGCGAACCCATCTCTTTCAAGGGGTGGGAACATATCACCGCTGGACATCCGGCACCAGCAAAGCCTATATGTGGGATCTACCATATCGGCTATTATATCATCGATACGATCTCCGACATGAAGATAATCTTCAATAGCTTTGGCTATATCTTTAGCTCTAGACAAATCAGTGTCATAAACATAATAAGTTAAAACTGAGTCTCTGAGCCAGAATTGCTCTGAATTTCTTGTTGACACAGTTTCCTCCCAAGTTATAAATGGGGCTGGGCTGTCTCCGTATCCGGTAAGCGGCGTAATTTCGATATCACGATATCCTTGAGCCACAAGGTAGTCTTCAAGAAGTGGATTTAAGTCTACAGCGATCATCTTATTGTCCTCATTCCCATACGAATTTCAGCCAGCGATTTCGCCACAGCGGCATCAATCTTTGATTTTAGCGAATCAGTGCCGGGATGCGTAACATTTCTAGCAAATCTATTGTTGCCAATCGGCATCGCTTGACTTGAAGAAATATAGTGCGATTTAGTGCCAAGATATATATAAGATCCAATCGCATCTCTGGTCTTTAGGCTGACTACCATATATCCTCCGGCTGGATAAATATTGACAATAAAGTGTTTACTTTTTTCACCTATTGCCTGGACTAAATTTCTTGATAAGGCCGCTTTTGCCATCAAAACGAGCATAGTCTCTCTAGTTTTTTGCCTTCGCTCTTCCTGCATAAGTTCATTAGAAATTTTATTAATAACTTCCATGTTCTTAATCATGGCTCGATCACGCTCTTTAGCTTTACTTGCAAATGCTGAATTTGTCCAGAAAAAGAAATATGCTTATCAATTTGTATAACCTGCATCCACCTAGACTCAATGACTTCTTCTCCGACAATTACCCTCAAATCCTTAAATCTTGTTGAATAATTAACCTCTGCATCATGAGGAAAATAAACTGTAAAATAATCGGCCTCTTCAACCGAAGGGGTAATTCTAATCGCAGTGCTCGATGCCGAAGGGACATACGAGCACAATTGGCCGTTAACAGAGAGATTCCATGAAGCCTTATTCTGGCCCATGTCATTCTTTGTAGTAATCTTGGTATAAAGATCTACCTTGTGAGCAAATCTTATATAGGAGCGCTCAGGTGACATAATCCATCGTCCAGACTACGAAATCCATAAGCAAAGTGTCTACATCAATATTCCCCGTTGAGTTCAAGATTGACGGATCAAATTCGAGACGATGAGAATCTTGCTCAATACGCCGGATTCCGTAGCGACGATTCTCTCGCTTGACATCATTAAGAAGATCAGCGATGAGGAGAGAAGTCGCCTGCTGAATCTCCCAAGGCACACTCAGCCATCCCCAATCTCCCGTCACATAGACGACAGAATTTTTTGGAAAAACTTTAGCTCTAATATCTTCAGTGTTAGTCTCCTCAATACTTGGAGCTGGATAGATCGTCTGCAAAAAATACTTTGATCTAAAATCAACTCTGACAGCTGAGGTGTAATCAGTGTCATCAACAAGCACACTTGAAAAATTATTTAGTCTACTTCCAAGATAAAGAGTAGTTCTGTCATTGCCATCATACTTATAAGTTTTATTCTTAATAAACTGAAAGCTTTGTCCAGTATAAGTATCAACAATACGCCGAGCAATTTTTTCAGTAGCAGCAAACTTCGAAGTATATTGTGGTAAATCGAATTCCGGAAAATCCGTAAAAAATGATGTACTTGAAACATACGCGTCTTCAACTCTGAACTCAGTGTACGAATAAAACGCTACATCAGAAATTTCACAAGACCACTTAATTCTATAAGTCCCAGCCGCGCCCATAAGATCATCAGAGATCGTCAAAGAATATGTATTCCCGCTTACAAGAGTCGGGGCAGTTGCCGCAACAACGGTATCTCCAAGATCATAGTAAACAGTTGCCGATGCAGTAGCAGCGTCAGGGGCGCTTGGATATGTAAAAGTCTCAGTTACTGCGCTGTAAGAGGCATAAGTGTTCATATAAAAAGTATAGCACTGTAAGCTTTTTTAACCAAGCGAGTAGAACTCTTCGACCTGTTCTTTAGTAGCATAATCGAAGCGATACTCCATACTATTAATCAGCCTAGCTGCCTCAATAGCATTCATAAGTTGAAAAGGTTGCTCACGAGTAAATGATACTTCAGGAGAAGAGTAAGAATAGCCGTTCTTCATGAATACCATAACTTTTTCCTGATTAATCTTTGAGATCGGATCATCAGATGAATCCATCACAACATCATCAACAACCGGCGCCTCAACCTTCTTCTTTCGAGCCACTTTGCTCTGAGAAACGTCCTCGGTGGTACTCACAGATTGCTCTGATTCCTCCGTATTTGGCTTCTGAGCGGTTTTCTTAGCGGGGGGCATACAATTACTCCTTAAATGATAAAAGCCGGGGATTTCTCCCCGGCATTCATCATACCACAAAACTAGTTGTTACTAGGCGCGGACCTTAACGTTGCGGACATGGACATAAGCCGCAGCGTTCTCGATCTGGCAAGCCACACGAATGAACTGAGTGTACTCAATCGCATCCTTCTTGGGCTTGAACTCGCGATAGACAACAATGTCGCGCTGCATACCGACGATACGGTTCTGGGGGAACGTAAGCTCAACGACACCGTGGTTGCCAGTGGCAGCCGTGTAAGTGCCAGTCTCAGTCTCCTCGTAAAGAGGAACCTCAAGAACCGGAATGCCGAATGGACGAATACCAGCGACATAAGCCGTTCCAGTACCGCCACCCTGAGCACCACCAAGGCCAGCGTTGACGATAGCGTCACCCATGACCGAACCAGCGGAAGGACCGCCAGTGGCAGCAACATCAAGAGTCAGACTCCAAATGTAATCCTGCAGAAGCGAGCTTGACGTTGACCAAGCAAGCTGTGAACGACGCTGAAGATACTTGTTGGGCATATCACGAAGCGCTGAGTCGAAGACTGAGCGAGTGAGGTATGCACCAGCGGCATCGACAACAACACCATTGGCCCGGGCAAGCTTACGCCAACCGTTAAGAGCCTTGATGAGAGGCAGTGAAGTCTCCGTGGTGTCACCGTGGATCAGAAGATCCTCGAGATCATTGGCAGTCTGACGGGCCATAAGTGAAGCGACATGGTCCTCCAGAGAATCACCCTCAATGTTGTCCTCCAGACCCTCGGTGGTAAGCTCCCAATCAAGACGAAGCTTAACGGTGGTCATGGAAATCTTCGTGAAAGTAGGATCAGCGTTGCTGCCGTCATCCGTACCTTCAGTAGCCTTGCGCATAATGCGCTGACCGATATCAACCTTGTCGATGTCAACGGTAGGCTCGTTCATACGAACGACCCGAGCCGTCTTCATAAGGACAGACTGATCAAAGACGAAATCGATGAAACGATTCGCCTGCTTTGCATTCAGAATACCGCCGGAACCGGCGCCAATCTGAGTAGTATTAATTACCTTTTCCAGTAAATCTTTGCTGCTCATTATATTCACCTCCTAATTATGAATCGTAGCCTAAAACCTTGGCAACTGCGACAGGAACAAAAATTCCGCCCCAGAAGCCCTCGGAATCGGCGCTCTTTTCGAGAACCTCTTCCTCAACAACGTCAGCCTCAACATCAGCTGACTTCTTTTCTGCACCTGAGTTAGCAACCTTTTCAAGATCGCTTGAGATTTCCTCGGCTGACTCCTTTACCTCAGAAACGGACTTCTCGATGGCTTCGATCTTCCCGTCTACCTCTGCTGTAATGTCAGCCTTTACCTTCTCCAGCTTCTCGTCAAGGAGATTGCTCAGGCCTTCAAGTACCTTTTCAAAATCCATTTCTTCTCCTTCATCAACCGAAGATTCTTCCTCAGACTTCTCAATCTCGGCCTCTTCGGCCTCAACAACATCGGACTCGGAATCCTCAGACTTTTCTACGTCATCTTCCTTCTTAAGATTTTCATCCATATCGGAATCAGCAGACTTCTCTTCAACATTATCTGAAACGTCAACAACCTTCTCAACTTCCTCGCTCTTTCCAAAAAGGAAATCGCCAAGCTTCGAAAGAATGCTCTGCTTCTGTGTGTCGGTAAGATCTGCATCAGACATATTAGTTACAATATCATTAATTTCGTTTTCTTGCAAATTCATAGAATCTGTGCCTCCTTTCTCAAAGATATCTTCTAAATAATTTGAATCATCACGCTTCAGAATTGCAGGCAACTCGCGATCAGGTCCATTGACCTTGCGCCAAGCTGCACGAACCTTTGCTTTAACTGAAGCAAGATCTTCTGCTGGAATCTGAACTCTATTTCCTCGGAAACCTGAAGGGCTGAGCGCCGCAACGGCCCGAGAAACCTGTGCTACAGTCTCTCTTTCATCGAGACTGTCCCAGAGACGCAGCTTCCAAGTTGACGGCATCTCTGGGTCTGGAACATAAGCGAAAGCCGAAGCGGGAAAGTCCTCACCATCTTCGCGCTTAGTAACTGCTTTATTCATATCTCTAAAACTTTCTACTTGAGCAAGACGCGCTTCGGCCTCTTGCTTTGACGGATAGCATCCAAAGCTTCTTGAGCCATCCTCGGACATGACGCAGAATTCACCATCACGTTCAACAACAACCTTCTCTACAATAAAATCAAGATCATTTCCCTGATCTGGATTCTTAATTCCACCGCCACCTTCGCCAATCTGGCCAGTATCAACAGACTTATCAAGATCGGCAATCATTGATACGGTAGACGACTTATGTCCGACATAAGTTTCTGTTGGGGCCCATCCATCGGCACCCTCACGCCAAATTTGAATAAGAAGAGCCGGATTATCTGGCGTTCCCTCAACTTTAAACTCAGAGTTTGGAATATCAATCGAGCCATTGTTCTCAACTCTAACGACCTTTCCGCGAGCCGTACCACCAGAAGAATTCCAAGAAACAAAATCTCCACGCTTAGCTGCAGCCTTAGTCGTTGACATCATATCAGAAGGTCCATCAATATTCATACCTTCAACATCAGTTCCAACGCCCTTGCTCATAGCCTCAATACGACGAGTAATTGCGCGCGCCCAAGTCTGACCCGGATCTCCGCCCCACAAAGCCCAAGCAATTCTGCCGGCAGACGGATACCCATCACCGGGAGTAAATCCCTTGCCCTGCTTGTCAACCTCATGGCGAGAAAAGAAAGAATGCATTCTACGAACAGTAGAAATGCTCAGCCTATCCTTGTTCATAATATCTCGAGCCCTAGCAACACCTACTGGAGTGCCACCTCGATTGAATTCTTTGCGCCACTCAAGCCCCCGACGCGCCTCTGCGGCCATAGCGTCGGTGGGGACGGTGTTGATATCAGAAAGAGCCTTCTCCATAACTTCTTCGTAATTAGAAATTAATTTATTAATTACGACGCTGTCAAACTCTTCGGCCTTGCCGATAATAAGCATCTCCTCAGAACAGGCGGGACAGACGCTATCTGCGCCAATCGAAGCATACTTGTCATCCTCGCAATAAAAAACGTCTTGCATATCGCCGGCGACATACTCAAGCTTTCCATCGATGCTTTTAATCATCGCAAACATTCCGGCGGGATTGCAAGGATTGTCAACTACACTAAGTTCTCCAAGGCTATAACGCATAATTTCATTAATATTGCGTCCCAGCTTTTCCATAAATCTGGTCTTGCGATCCTGAACCATGCCGCCAATTGAGAATCCCCGTAAAGTTCCATCGAGGATCTTCTGCCAAGTGTTCTCGGCCCCCTTGGAAATATATACGGAAACCTCAATTCCACGATAAGTTTCGCCATTGTGCTGAACCGGAACTTGCTGCCAGTCCACAAGCTTCCCTACGGCGATAGGGGAGTGCATCTCCCGAATATTGCCGATCCAATTGGAAAAAGCCTCTACTGAGGCCTCAAAGTTAACCACATCATCTGCCAAATCAACATTGTCTGCCGTGGCGATTCCTGTGACAATTCGCTGTTCTCTATCAATTTTTTCAAACGGGAAAGTAAATTTTAAATCCGCTGAGTGCATCGTCATGCCTCCCAATCTTGTAATTGTACTGCAATTTGACAATTATGTCAATAATAGTCCTAGAATTCTGCGTTTACAAACATTTTACCACTTGTATTGGCATATAGCACTACAGCTGTTTGTGATATTATTGCGCTACTGAGATTTAAGTCAAATTCAACTGAATGGATGGTATTGTATTGAGTTCCAATGGAAGAAACAGATGGAGTATTTCCACCATCGAATACATTGACAGTTCCGCTAAAAGTGACATTCGGAGCGGCTCTCATGGTTGTTCTTAAAACTGTACCGACCCGATAAGCCACCGATTGATTAGTAAATGCTGCAACACCGGTCATATGGGGTTGATCATAATATTGATAAAATCTTTCACATAAAGTAGTTTCTTGCTGAATATTTCTAAACTCATAAGGGGTTGCATAAGAACCACGCTCTACTTGAACGCCCCAAATATGAAAAGTATTGCTTTGAATTCCAATAGAACTTGTTCTTGAATTAAAATCTGATCCAGCAGAAACCCATAAATATAAAGAAAGATAATGAGTATTTGCTGTAGAGCCCAAGGTTTTGCCACTTAATGACGGCAAAGTCGTTGTAAAAGAATATCTTGCCCAAGATGTAGAAATTGTTGCCGCACCAAGAGCGGTACTTACCGCTGAAGACGGTGACCCTCCTGTTCCAAAAAATTGAGAAAATTCTCCAGCAATTTTTGGGGTTCCACTTGTAGCCTTAGCGTAGAAAGACACTGTTACTGTTTCTCCCGCAAGAGTTCTGACATCCTCTATATTTTGACCAAGAATTGCGTAATGACTAGTAGCAGTTTGTCCAGTTGTAACTAATTGCACATAATTAGTATTTTCATAACCGGTTGCAGCCGGAGATCCGAGGGCAAAAGATTGAGAGCTCATCGTAACTGTCCCGCCAACATTTACTTGAAACCATCTATCAAATCCAAAAGTTCCATTC